GACCACGGAAACTGAATCACAGAACTACGGGTATAAGTTTGGTCAGGAAGGCGAGACTTATAACATCGTAGCTGCACACGGTTACTTTGGTAGACTAATATTTCAATATGCTTCATTCAACAATAGCCGTGCGCTACACTTCTTTCTTGGTGCTTTCCCGGTTATTGGCATATGGCTTACCTCCATGGGTATATCTACTATGGCTTTTAACCTCAATGGTTTTAACTTTAACCAGTCAGTAGTAGACGCTAATGGTAAAGTCATTCCTACTTGGGCTGATGTTCTTAACAGACAGAGTCTAGGTATGGAAGTGATGCACGAGCGTAATGCTCACAACTTCCCACTTGACTTAGCTTCAACAGAGGCTACACAAGTGGCTCTATCAGCACCAACTATAGGATAATGTCAAAGAACGTAAGCCTAAAGATAGGCAAACATAAATCGCGTACCGGTGGGCTTACGGCTGCTGGCAGAAAAAAATATAACGCAGCGACTGGTTCCAACCTGAAGGCTCCACAGCCTGAGGGTGGACCTCGCAAACGTTCCTTCTGTGCTCGGATGAGCGGAGTCAAGGGACCAATGAAAAAACCAAACGGCAAGCCTACACGTAAGGCACTTGCCCTTCGTAAATGGAAATGTTAACATGGCACACAAAGGTAAAGGCTCCTGCAAAGGTGGCAAAGGCGGTAAGAAGGGGTACAGATAATGGCTAAACCCGGATTATATGCAAACATTCATGCTAAGAGAAAGCGCATTGCTGCTGGCTCTGGTGAGAAAATGAGAAAGCCCGGAGCTAAAGGTGCTCCTACTAAAGCTAACTTTAAACGTGCAGCTAGAACTGCAAAGAAAAGATGACACATCAGTCAAGTGTAATGAGAGCAAGCATCACCTACTATGCACCTCAAAAGGAAGAAGAGAAAGAAACTGACAAAGAAGTTTCTGACTCTGATAACTCTAATAACTAATTTATTTATAATCTCTGGTGTCACCCGACACTGGAGTCCATCCAAACATGGCACAACTATTCCCTCTGTTCTCGACGAACATCGTAGTAGATCAGATAACAAACCATAAAAAATTTAAAGAAGTCATAGTTCCAAAACTAACATCATCTAATTCAGATACTAAAGCACCTTGGGCAAAGCATTGTCATACCTCTCAGCAGTTAGCTGATAGTGAAGGGCTTGATGTTCTACAAACTGAATTACAACTAGCAGTAGAATCTTATTTTTCTTACCTTGGATGTGAACCATTTAAATATGAAATAAGAGCTTGGTACAATGTACATACAAGTGACATGTATCAACAAACTCACCACCACATGAATGGTGATGAACTATTAAGTGGAATATATTACATACAATTTGATAAGGAAAAAGATCAACCTGTTGTATTTATGAACAGCAATAATACATTTGCTACTGCACTAAAATATAAAGGATTACATCCTAAATTTTTAGAATGGGATACAGATAATACTCCTGACTTTTCTGCACAGATACAAGAAGGAAGTTTAATTCTTTTCCCACCTTGTACACCACACTATGTACCAAAAGCAAAAGAACCTCACGATGGTTTAAGGATATCTATGAGTTTCAATGTATGTTTTTTAGACACTATTGAAAAGGTAGATGATACAAACAATTAACAACTGGGTCAACGAAGAAGAAAGAAAAACTTTAGTTGATTTCATAATAAGCAACGACGAAAAAAATCAAAAACTAGGACCCGATCAGTTTCTAAGTACAAGCCAGCCGGGAGAACTACGCTCATCAACATACATGCTAAAAGACTCGTTAACTGATAGATGGAAAGAATTTAATTTTTTATCTGAACCAATAGTTAATAAAATCTTAGCACCAAAATTCTTCTCTCTTGTAGGTGAAAGTTATATAGCACTATGGGCAAACATCTTTAGAAAGGGTGAATACATAGCTCCGCACCACCATCATAAGGAAAATAAATACACTGTATCTGGTAACATATTTTTAAGTGGACCAAAAGATATAGGAATTTGTTTTGCCTGCGGTAAGAGAGAAATTGAACATGGTACATTATTATATTTCCCAGCTACAACAATTCATTGGGTAGACGAAAACCCATACGATGAGATGAGAATATCTATGGGATTTGATGTGCATTTTAAAAATGTAGAACGCGCAATACATTTAGTACCAGAACGTAAAAATGTAATGAAGGCAGCATGGTAACGTCCGTTCATCCCTCCGGGGACGCATGACGACTAAGCATGGAACGGGGCTTAGTATATGGAGATAACCATGAAAGTTACTTTCGTATATCGTGGCGTTGCTTACACAAGAATAGTCAAGTAGACCTTAGGGGAGGAGCATTACCTCCCTATTCAATTTGGGAAAAGCCCTCTGAGGAGGATACCTTTTACCCGTCGACGGTGGGAAAAGACCACAAAACGTGCCAGTCTCACGTTAGACCAATTAAGACTGACAACATTCTAGGCTAGAAGACGATACATAATACCCTTACTTTTTAAGATAAATCATGGCTCAACAGAGTTCAGGCATGACTTCAAGTTTGACCAGACAAGGTCAGTTGAACTCAGCCGGAGACGCTAGAGCACTCTACCTTAAATTGTTCAGTGGAGAAATGTTCAAAGGATTCCAACATGAGTCTATTGCTCGTGACATGGTAATGAAGAGAACACTTAAGAACGGAAAGAGTTTGCAGTTCATTTATACTGGACGCACAACTGCTGAGTTCCATACTCCCGGAAACAGTATCTTAGGTAACAGTGATGGCGCACCTCCAGTCGCAGAAAAAACAATTACATGCGACGACCTCCTTATTTCCAGCGCATTCGTATATGAGCTAGATGAAACACTAGCACACTATGAGTTGAGAGGAGAAATTTCCAAGAAGATTGGATACGCATTAGCAGAAAAGTATGATAGACTTATCTTCAGAGCTATTGCAAAAGGTGCAAGACAGGCTTCACCTGTAGCGAAGACTAACTTCAAAGAGCCCGGCGGAACACAGATCAGAGTTGGTGGTACAACTAACGATTCTGATGCTTACAACGCAGGCAACTTAGTTAATGCTTTCTACGATGCAGCAGCAGCACTTGACGAAAAAGGAGTTTCTAGTGCAGGCAGAGTAGCCGTACTAAACCCTCGTCAGTACTACGCACTTATACAGGACATAGGTTCTAACGGTCTTATCAACAGAGACGTACAAGGTACAGCATTACAGTCAGGTAATGGAATCATTGAGATTGCTGGTATCCAGATTTACAAATCAATGAACATCCCATTCCTAGCTAAGCATGGTGTAGCTTATGGCGGAACTACAGGTGAGACATCTCCTTCAAACTTAGGAGACCACGTCGGTACAGCTTTAGCTGACGGCAGAAAGTCTGTAACAGGACTTAACAACAACTACGGTAACAGCACAGACTTTG